GTCGGGATAGAAATATTTTTGCCCCCTCCCCCGGGGGGTGCCCCTTGCTCCGGATCATATGCCGGATGCTCTGTCGTATTTCCGGAACCAGTCCTCTATGTACTCGCGATATGCTGCGCGCGTTTCCTGCCGGTCCAGGTCCGCGGCTCTCTGCAGACATTCTTCTTTTGTTGTCTCCATGTATACCAACCGCGCGCCTGTCTCCCTCTGTATCCTCTCGCGGTCGGATATTAACGGGAAGCCGCCGCATATGTATGCGTTATTCCATTTGCCCCGCCTTGTCTTCACGCAATCCAGGAGGAAATCCCGGACCCCGAATGCGACCGCGTTCAATCTCGGCGGATGGATGTATCTCTCTTGCCCGCTGATACACTCCCAGATATTATCCATATCGACCAACAGGTCGCCCTCGCTCGCTGTCTCTGCTGCGTACCCTGTGACGCCTGACAATGGCGGCCCATATACCAGGAACACCTCTTTGCGGATATATCCCAATTTGTCATGGATCCGGTTGTGGCAGACATGGTGCACGAGCTGTATGTTCTCCGGGTTTAGACTGACCGCGTAATCGTTCACGTTCTCCAACGTCAGGAACGTCTGGCAATGGTGCGCGATGCAATCATATTTCCGAATGATCGGCCGCCCGCAATACGCGCATGTTATAAACCCGTCGGCGTTTGTCCGCTCCATCCGGAGCCCCTGTGTAAATCTTTTCCATTCGTCGCTTTTATAGAATTCCTCTAACGTCCGCCACATTGTCACCACTCCTGCGCCTCGATCCGTTTGTCCGTCTGCTCTAATGCTTTCCGCTTTTGTGCTATCGTCTCGCAGTCGTCATTGTGCCAGGTCTCGTCGTAATTCTTTAATAACAAATGTGCCGCCACGGTGTCCGGCGGTGAATACTTTTTGAATGTCTCGATGGAAACGATTGTTTTCCCGTTCTCTTTTCTCTGGGTTGTCTTCGTCTCCTCGTAATGGAACCCGAGGGCCTTCCTCCGGAGCGCGTCCTTCAACTCTGCGACCAGGTCTTGCTTCCCTGCGCGTAACGCTTCGGCCAGCTCTGTATACTCCGCTTTGTATCTCCTGAATGTTGCATACGACACGCCGAGCCGCTTTGCGATGGCTTTTTCGTTCTCGAAACGTGCCCATGTTTTTATACTCGCGAGATTTGGCTCAACGTGGGAAACATATCTGTTTTTCTTTCCCATCGGCTCACCTCTTTTTATTTGTGCTCAAAATGCGCATTTCATGGGTTTAACAGCTTTACTTCGGAATCCGTCCCCATGAAATCTATATAGCGTTGTATGATTACATCCGCATAATGCGGATCGAGCTCCATTGTGTAACATGTCCGGTTTAATTGCTGGCACGCAATCAGGGTTGATCCGGATCCTCCGAACGGGTCCAGAACGATTTCCCCGGGTCGGCTGCTATTCCGCATCAGGTATGTTACTAACTCTTGCGGTTTAACGGTCGGATGCAATTCCGCCGCGTTCGGCTTTTCTGCCCGCAGGATCGTTGTCGCGCTGTCCCGCTGCATTAGCTTTTCGCATAATGCGATCAGCTCGTTTTTCTTCAGGGTGGATAGCTTCGCGCCTGTGTCCTCGATCACCGTCGATTCTGCCCGGCTGTCTGTGAAATAATGCGCGGCCCCTGTCTTCCATCCGTAAAATGCCGGCTCATGCTGCCATTGATAGTCTGTTGAACGGCCTAAAACGAAATGGCCTTTTACCCAGATTAAAATCTCACTAATCAAAAAATCTTTTATGTTCTGCAATGCCAGGTCGAATTCTGTATGATGCAATCCGGCATAAAATATATAAAACGCCGCGCCCGGCTTCATGTGATCGCTGGCGTTCTGCATCGCGCTTGTTAACCACGGGATAAACTGCGACGCGCTCATTTTGTCGTTGAGGATTCCCTTCCCGCTGTTCTTGCTTCCCGGTCTGTCTGTTCCTGCGATGTCTACGTTGTACGGCGGATCCGTCAGGAGAAGGTCTGCCACCCCCCCCTCTGTCAGCCGCTGCATGTCGTCCGCTTTGGTGGAATCTCCGACCATCAAACGATGGCGGCCGAGCTGCCATATCTGCCCGACCTTCGTCATGTTCGGCGCGTCCTCCGGTGGTTCGTCCTCGATGATCTCCGGCTCCTCCTCCGGTTCCTCAACGTCAAACCCGAATTGCGACATGTCTATATTTTCCAATTCCGCCAGCTCTGCTTCCAATAACTCCGGAAGCCATCCGGCGATTTCGCCGACCTTGTTATCGGCAAGGCGGAAGGCCTTCACCTGCTCCGGTGTTAGGTCCTCCGCTCTGATAACGGGAACGGTATCGAGGCCGAGTCGCTTGGCGGCTTTTGCTCTTGTGTGCCCGGCGATGATCACCCCGTCTTTGTCCAGGATGATAGGAGACCGGAATCCAAACTCTCGGATGGAATTCGCCACGGCCTCGACCGCTCCGTCGTTTGCTCTCGGGTTGTTCTCGTATGGTATCAGGTCATTTATTGCGACCTGCTCGATCTGCATTGTCTTTTTGCTCACGTCTCGCCCTCTATTCCTTCACGTATCCGGCGCCGTCGAATTCGTAATCGCGCCCGTCGATTCGGATCCACCGGTTCTTCGGGTACCATGTGCCCGCCTGGAACCACCGGCCCTTGTCGTCCTTCTTCCAGGCTCCCTTGTCTCCGGTCTTGTATCCGTCCATGTTCAGGAACCATCCGTCGCGCCATTCTCCGCAGGCCATTGCTCCGGATGCCTGGAAATAATAATCCATTTTGTCGATTGTCTGCCATCCGGTCAGCATCGCTCCGTCCGGCCCCATGCGGTATTTATCGCCCTTATAGGTGACCCAGCCATTCTTTACCATCTGGCCGTTGTCGTCGTAAAAATACCATTTGCCGCCGTCCTTTACCCAGCCGCGCTGCTTCTTCGGTTCGTCGATGTATTTCTCGCCCTGATAAATGCCGCAGGCCCATCCGGCCGAAAACTCCAGCCATGTGTTCCCGTTGCTATCGTGACGGAGTGCCTTGCATTCGATGCGGTCGCCCTTCTTCAGGCATCCAATCGTGCCGTAATTCGTCCCGGGCCCCTTGCGGATCATTAGCGGGCCGGTGCAGGTCACTTCGTAAACGCTGCCGACTTTGTAACCGTCCATCTCTTTCGGATCCGGTTCCGGTGCCGGGCCGTCCTTGTATACCGGGTAACCATAATCCAAAATGTCCGGATCCGTGCGTTTATAGCTGCGCGCCTTCACTCCGGAGACATTCTGGGAAACGTAACAATTACCCTCATACGTGTAAATCATGCTTTCCGTGACTTTGTATACAAAACCAATATGCCGCGGATATGGCAACGTGCCGAAATATACGGCGCACCCAACCTTCGGGGTTGTTCCTACTCTGCCGATGTCGAGGAGGTACTGTCTGGACCAACGGACGCCGGCGCCGGAGGATTTCTTCGGCCGGTTCAATACTGCGCGCGCCCGGTCTTCTCCCAGGGCATGAATGAAATTCCAGTCAAAAAATACCGTGCACCAATCGAAGCCGCATTTTTTCCCGTTGTACCAGTCCGGGTGATTGTCGTCGATGTCCTGCGCGTACTTGCTTTTTTTGTCCTTGCATGTGTACCCGCTGGCGACCTGCTCCGCGAATGATTTAATTACTTTTTCCAGCTCCGTCATCGTCCTTGCCCTCCGTCTGGTTTCCGCTGTCTGCGAGTCCCTCGCCGATTGTATAGCCGATCACGGTCGCGCCCGCCATGATTAACGCGGCGATTTTCGCGCCTTCGCTCTCCGCTGCGCCGAAATAAACGACCATCATAGACACGAAGGACGCGATGGACGTCCAAAACTTGCGTGATGTCAATTTCCGTTTCCAGTCGATCATGGTTTGCCCTCCTCTATCGGTTGATCAGATATTCTTTCAGGTCGTTCTCTGCGTCCTCCAGCTGCTTTGTGTTGTTTCCGTCCTTCGCATGTCCCAATAACGCGAGAAGGGCCTTTTGTGTGATGCGGTTTCCCTCCTCCAGGACTTCTATCCGCCGGAGGTCGCTCTGAAATCGTCGCTCATACTCGTTTTTCACGATGTTTTCCAAGCTCTCCACCCTCGTTTCTAATTTCTTCGTTGGCTCCGCCGCTGCCTTCTTCCTGGCATCGATCCGGTCCCACAAATTGAAGGCAGATAGCAAAAACGCGATAATAACCGCCGTTGTGTTCATCCAGTCCATTTATTTTTTACTCCAAAAACGCAAAAAGGGCCCGCCTGCGGTAAACTCTTAATCTCACAACCGCCGGTGGGCTCTCTTGTTATTCTGCGATGGTCAGCACTGTCTGACGCCCGCAGGATCTGCATTGTATGTATATTTTATTGCCTTGTTTGAAATATAGCCAGTGCCCGCAACAGCACGACATCGGGCGCCCTTTTGGCCTCTCTTTATGATAACCGATTTTCGCGCCTGCGTCAATTTTTTTTTGTCCGCTCATGTCCCCCGTTCCTCACCTTCTTCCTCCAGCCATGCTTTCGCTGCATTCTCTGACGTTCTCCACGCTTCGCCATCTGTTGCCGGCGTGTAATATTCACATGCCATTTTTTCTATGTCCTGCGATTTCGATATACCGAAGCCGAAACACGCGAACCCGTGATATTCCATTAACCCCCATACCGATCTTTTCATGTGTGCGCATGTCCTGCACTTTTTGTTGACGCCTTCCCGGTATCCTTCGGCAAACTGTCGCCCGGCGCTCCATGCTTTCGCCTTTTCCTTTTTCTCCCTGTCCGGATCCTCGATAAAATCAAACAGGGACATCTGCCCGCTCATGTTTCCCCCTTTACGACTTTTTTGATTTCCGTCAATGCTTCACGGATTGCCAGGAGCTCCGTCTGGATGCTCAAAACGTCGACCGCGTTGCTTACAACGATTTTTTGCGGGGTCCCTGGCGTTTCCCACGGAAGCGGCCGCATTCCCTCCGGCGTCTCGAATTCTCTCCGGATCCGTGCCTTTTCGTTCTCCGCTTCCTGGTACCGTAACGCCCGGAGCCCTGCCCGCAGGCATTCCTCGCAATATGAATAATGCGTGTAACTGATTTCCCGGAACGTCGGAACGGTCAGCGGTATGTCCTTTTTGCAACGCAGACATATTAACGGCATTATGCGCAGTTCCTGCGTCTCCTCTTTCGGATTCCCGTCCGCGTTGTATCCCAGGGCGTCCATTTGCTCCGCGTAACTCTCCCGGCATAACCTCCGCGCCTGCTCCTCCGGTGTTTCGTGTTCTTTTCCCTTCATTTCGCCGCCTCCTCACCGTCTGCTCCAATGCTTCAGGATTTCGTTTAGTGTGTGCAATTCCTTTTTGATTCCCTCCAGCTGCTTCTCGATCTTGCTCGTGTCGTTGTCTATGTTTATCGTTTCGATTTGCATCACGCCTTTTTTCCGTGTCTCCTCTTTCGGGTTGTCCCCGTTCGGTGATACATTAACGCCCAGCGCCTCCATCTGTAATCTGTCGATTATGTCTTTTTCTTTCATCTCTCACCCTCCTCGCTTTCTGCCTTGTGATAACAAAGCCTTTTTTCCTCAATTCCGCATGGTGATATATCGTTTTTCCAATCCTTGCAGAATACGTACGCAAACATTTTTCTATAATCTCCCCTTTTCTCCCTCTCCATTTCAACTTGCATAATCGCCATATAGATTTTGTTACGCTCATCTATTGTCATGTCGCTTGCTCTTATAAGCCAGTCTTCGTTCATTCCTCGTCCTCACATCTGTCCAGCTCTGCCTTGCTCCACGGCTTGCCCTTCAGCCACAACTCAACATTTCTCGCCACATTAGAAAATCTCATGCTCTCTACACAGTTATTTCCTGTGCCTTTTCCTGCTCCGTTCTCCCGGAAGTAGTATATCGGGCATTCCTTGTGGCAAATCGTGTTAGTGCATTTACTCCCTAACATTTCAAGTTTGGTCATTCTTCGCCCTCCTGATCTTCTTTTCTCTCTTTCAGATGGATTTCCAGGCAGGGTTCCTGCTCGTCCGTGACCGTGTTCCTCCCGTCCGTGACCGTTTCCTCTCCGAATGATGCCGCGCCGATCCAGGCGACCTCGTAATCGTCCATAACGTCCAGGAGCGGGCTTTCCGCCTGGATCACGGCGTCAACTCCGAGGCCGATGCTGATAGAACACCACATATGCCGCCCCGCGCTCCTGTTGATAACTTTTTTTAATTCTCCGAATGTCATTTTTTTTCACCCTCCTATGCGCCTTTTATGATTCTGAATTTTTGCTTGTTGAAATAACGCCCGATGTTTTCGTCTTTCGATATGTCCGTGTATAGCTTTACCATGTCCGCGGATTCCCAGGCGATCAGGTCTTGTATTACGCTTTCCGGTACTTCGTCCCGTGCCAGCATCGTCGTGAAATAGTGCCGCATACTGTGCCAATAAAACGGCCGCCCCAAAAACTCCGAAAACTCCCGCGCCCAGCCGCTCATGGTTTCGGCGGATAACTGTCTGAAGGGCTGCCGCTCCGTCGTCAGGAGCCATTCGCTCGTGATGCCCTGCCGCTGCCGTTCCCGCATCCATCGGTTTAGATACGGCTCGAATTTGTCCTTCAGCACGTACAAATTGATTTGTTTTCCCTTCACTCCGCGCCCCTTTGTCCGGATCGTTTCGTCGGTCTTCCAGAACGTGTCAAAAACGACATTTTCGGGCGTGAAATGCGAAACTTTGAATTGCACGAGCTCCGCCTTCCTCCGTCCTGAATACATGGCCAGCGCCAATGCCGCCGCCTTCCGGTATTCTTTCGCCCGTGTCAAATGATCCAGAAGGGCCTGCATTTCCTCCGGTGTAAAAACCGACTTTTCGAGGGTTGCTTCCTTTGCCGGCGATTCGATCCGCTGGATGATGCTCCGGAATCCCTGGAAGCCTTCCTCCTCGTCCAGAATGTTCTCGATGTAGTTCGATAACGACGAAATCGCGGATTTAACGACCCGGATCCTGTTTGGGCTCCATTTCCAAACGTTCAGGGCGTGATTCTGGAACCGTACGAATTCCCGTTTTGTGATCTCTGTGAATCTCTTGTTGCCGTTGTGCTGCAGATTGTATACAAAAAAGATTTGTAAATCGCTTTTGTAGTGGTCTATCGTCTGCGGCGAACGGTCCACCGACTGCAGATAAATGGCGAAGTCCTCAATTAGTGCCATGTTTTCCGGGTTGATCTGCGCGATGCTCTCCGGATCCGTGATTTTGTTGTACTGTCTCGCCCTTCCCATGTGGCCCCCTTTCCGGTGTCATATACTGCGCTTTTTTCGCCCTCGCGCCGTAAATGTATATACACACTATACAATCAATAAATTTCTATTGTTTCTTTGCCCTGGTATTTTGCGAAATTGAATTCTATCCGCGCGCCCTTGCTGCTTTCCCATCCCGGCAATAATGCCACGACGTCCGCCGCCTTTACCATTTCCAGGCATACCGGCAGATATAACTCCTCCGGCCATCCATCCGGCAGATCTGCCGGATTCAAAACGAAGAAGCCCATCTTCTTCAGCTTGCGCTTGCCCGCCCTGAAGCGTTCCTGGTAGTCCGCCACCCCTGTGATCGGTCCCGCGATATATGCGACCCGTTTATCCTTCATCGTGTTCCTCCATGTATTTTTTTATGTGCTCCGCGAATCGGTCGTCAATTATGCCGTGCTCCTCGGAAAATTGCCCGTGCATCGTCGCCAGGATGCAATAACCGGAGTGCGGTATGTTCTCCGGGCCTCCGCCGTCGCCGTTCTGCATGTTGTAATACCTGACGCCGCCATCCGGATATACAACCAGGCTGTCGTGGGTGTCCTCTCCGATCCGGTGGATTCTGTTTGTTGTTTTGTCGATAACGTATAAATTGCAGAGCGTGTTTCTGCTCGGTTCCTTCGGCTGCTCGTCTCGTATGGCGTACAACTCCGCCAGGAACCGCTCATACATCCGGAGCTCGTGTCTGTAATATGCCCCGGCTCCCCAGCGTTCCTTCTCCGGGAGCTCGTCTTCTATGTGCTGATGCCGGAGCTCCATCCGGTGTATTAGGCTTTCCAGTGTTGGTTGATATGTCATTGCTTTATTTCCTCCTCACTCCGTAAAATGATTTTTGTCTCAGGATGCTGCCGGAAATACTCGAAGAAGGCGTCGATGTCTTCATCCGTCGGGTTTAGTTTTCGATATAGCGGTTTTCCTGTCTCCGGATCCCGTCCTGAATACTCGAAGCCATCCGGTGCTTTTGGTGGTTCTTCATCGCGCGCGCGCGCGGTAGCAGGGGAAGTATTATATATATTATTATATATATTATTGTTTTCTTTATTTCTTATATTCTTGTTCTGTCGGTCGCTAAACGGTCGCGAAACGGCGGAAGGCGGTGTTGATAACTCGTTTTTTAATCGGCGCTCCGCCGTTTGATTGCCGTTATTTCCGCCGTTTACTTCCCTTGTGTTTGTTGGGCTCGTCGGCATTTCTCCGCCGTTTGTTGTAACGGTCGCGCGTCCGTTTATAAGTTCGGTCGCTAAACGGCCATCCGTCTGAAAATCGGCCCATCTTGTGATCGTGATTATCATTCCCCCGCCGGTGCCGTTCCTGCTCTCTTTTGTGATCTGTTTCTCTCGCTCGAAATCCTCCAGGATCGTCCGGACCTGTCTCGGTGTCAGGCGCTCCTCCAGGGTGAGGCTGCATAGCTTCGCCCGTGTCGTCACTAATTGCCCCGCCTGGATGGTAAAACGTTTCCCGCTGAATAATACATCCGTTTCCTTGTGCGCTGCGTGCAATAATAGATATAGCCATATGCCCATATGCGCGAAGCTCTTTGTTATAACGGGATTGTCTAACATTTGCCGGTATATCTTCACCCAGCCGTTCGCGTCGCTCATGTCTCGCCCTCCGTTCTCCGTTTCTCCCGCGGTTTGTATTTCTTTTTCATCCTGCTGTTTGGCTTCCCTGTCTCGAATAGCTCGCAGCGCTCCGGATCCTCTCCTCGTATGTCGTACGTTGTACGCCCAGGGCCCTTTTGCAGGCATGTCTTCGGCGCGTGGTATAATGCCCAGTCGCAGGTGATTTCGTACCCGTGGGCGTTCTGCCCGTGCCATCTGCATTTACGGCATTGCGTCCTTTTCTCTTTCATTTGCTCGCCCTCTTTTCTGTTCCTCCTCCGCCCTGCGCCGTTCGTCCTCGCGGTCTGTCATGGACGCGCTGGACATTAACGCGAACGAGAAAAACCCGATGATCGCACCGACGGCGACGCCGATCAGAAATGTTACCATGTCGCGCCCCCCTTCTTCGCCTTTTTGATGATCAGCCCTCCCGGATGCTCCCGAATCGTCACGATGCACCCCGCCGGCCGTCCGATCTCCACGGTGTCCCGGAGCTCCTGGATGTGATCCAGATTGTCGTCTAATAGCTTCCCCGCCCGGACCATCGCGTCGAGGATATATTTCCGCCCCGCTGCGCTTATGTTGTCTAAATCCCGCCGCCGGTTCTCCTCGATCCAATGGAAATGTATTTCGACCGGATTCCTGAACGTTGGCAGGATCTCGATGTATTGCCGTATGCACATTTCGAGCCGGCGCTTTGTGTTATTCGCCGCGTACCGGTCGCCCCTGCTCTCGCGGATCATGTCGTTTAGGCTCGGCAGCTTCATTCTGATTTGTGCCGTGTATTGCTGCATATCGGATCACCCCCTCTCTTGCACGGTGTCGCCCATCCGTTCCGGTTCTTCTCCGGGTCGTACGTGTACCCGCAGGCGATGCAGATCGGCTTTCCCTCGCTATGCTGGATTGTTCCGTTTATCCTTTTCCAGATATGTTCCATCTATGCCTCCCTCGCTTCGTGTGGCGCTCACCGCCGGGCTTTATTTCCTCCGGCGGTAAATTGTGCCACCAATGATTAAAACGCCTTAAAACGCCCAGAAACGCGTCACCAGTTCGTGTATACGTCAATCGTCCCGCTGCTGCATCCGGTGTCGTATACTTTGCCGGGCCCGACCGATGTCATAACGATGCTATAAAATGCCAGGTCGCTGGATGCTACGCAGATATATCCGTTTTCGTCCCGGATCGTTCCGTCGTCCGCGATGTGCTTCCCTGGGATTTCTCGCGCGGTCGCTTTTCCTGCCGCCTCGTTTGTGGAATACCATGTTTCTAAATGCCCGAAGCATCGGATTTTCCCGTTGCTCCGCGTCAGGTGGTCCTCCATGATGTGATACTCCGCGGAATACTGCAACGCCACCCAGCCGTATCCGTCCGCGTTGATCTCTCCGGTCGTTTCTTCCTCCGTCGTGATCGCCGTCCGCTCTGCCGCTTTCCGCTCGGAAATAAACAGCATTTTGCCGGTTGTGGTCTCCTCTGTCGGCTCCTCCGTCTCCGGTTCCGTTGCCGCTGCCGTCGCGGCCTCCGTCCGTGCCTCTGTCGGCTTCTCTGTCGCGATTTCCGGGGCTTTTTCTGTCGTGGCGGTAAATTGTGCCACCGTCGTCTGTTCTTCGCTTATTTCGCCCCGTACGGCTCCGCATCCGGACAGGATAAACGCCGCGGAAATGATCAGCGCCGTGCTGCGTTTTCTCATGCGTCGCCCCTCCCGTCTCCGTCGTAAACGTTCAATAATTCCGTGAGCTCCTGCTCGATGCCGATCAGCCGGTGTAACATTTCTAATTTGTTCTTTGCTGATAAATTCAGCGCAGACTCCTCCGCTTTTTTGATGTCTCTAATTGCCGTGTGAACGTGCGCCCGCAGGCCCGCTTCTAATTGCTCCATTGTTCCGCCCTCTCTTTCCGGTGCCCGTCTCGCTTCGTCTGGCGGTCACCTGTGCCTTTTATTTCGTTTCGTGGTAAATTGTGCCGGTGTGAATGTAAACGCCTTAAACCGCCCCAGAAATAAAATCATTTATTTCCATCTGCGGATCCTGCGGTAAAACACACATTTCCTCTTTTGCCCGTCTGTAAAACTCTTTGTTTATCTCGAATCCGTAAAAATTGCGGCCGAGCTCCATCGCGGCGCGTCCGGTTGTCCCGCTGCCGAAGCACGGATCGATCACAACGTCGCCCGGATCCGTGAAGGTCTCGATTAGCTTTTTCAGGACTTTCACGGGCTTTTGTGCCGGGTGGATCTTCGGGATCTCTTTCCCGTCCTTCTCCCATGGGAACCAATTAAAAACCATGTGCCCCGTGCCCCGGATGTTCTTCCCGTTTTCGTCTACCTGCAGGCCGTTCCTGAATTTCGGCAAACGGTCACGATAGAACAGCAGGGCGTACTCCGTCGCGCCTACAACTCGCATATTTGCCTTTAATACCTGCGGAGAATAATTCTTGATGAAAATTAACGGGATATAATTTACAAATCCGTGTTTTTTCGCCGCCTGGATCAGTGTGTGCGTCTGCTCGAAACTGCAAAAAACGATCATGCAGGGGCTGTCGCTGCTTCGCCCTCGTGCTATCGGTTTCGTGTCGTCCTTCTTCATTAGCCGGCTGCAAAAATGGAAATACTCGAACAGATTAAAATTAAAATCCGATGTAAACGCCGCTTTTCCTGCGAATTTCGATTCGCCGTTTTTGTTGTCCCCCCCCACATACCACATGGGATTGCTGCCGTAAAAATTCGTGCCGACGTTGTACGGGACATCCGCAATGATCAGCTGCGCCTTTTGTATCGGGTAGCATTTCCACCCCTGCATACTGTCGTTATATAATTCACATTTGAGCCGCCTCTTGTGCTCCTCCATTGTTCAGTCCTCCTTTGGTTTCCATCTGCCGATTAGCCGGGACAATTCCGCCGGCGGCATCGTCTCAACGCCCAGCGCCTTCGCCTCCTGCACCAATCCGTCAATAACGCGCGCCATCTCTTTGCTGTTATATGTATGCGTGCCACGTATCACGAAATAAACGCGATAGAGCTCCCCATCGTCGAGGACCTTCGTCCTGGACGTCGGCCGCAGGTGCAGGTACCGGAATTCGTGCCAGTCGATGTCGTCCCGCAGGATAATGGTCCGGACGTCCTCCCGGATCTGTCCGAAGTCCGCCAAAATATCGTTTTTCTCATACTGCGCCGAAACGCCGGCCACGGCCGCCACTTTGTCGCATAACACATGAAAATAGCTATTTGCCGTCAGGCTCCGCTTTTGGTGGTACTCCTCGATTTTGTATAATTTGCTGTTGTCCTGCTCAAACAGCCAGGCGATGATCTGTTTTATTGTGCCAATCATGGCGCGCCCCCTTTGTTAGTGCCTTTTCTACGCTCCAGCCGTGCTCCAATCTGGACCACAATGTCGCGACTTTAATCCCCGAATATTCCGCCCATTGCGTCAGCGTTTTCTTTTGCCCTCCGTACTCAATCCACCGATTGCTGCGCATGTTGTTTGCTTGCTGTTTGTATGTCGCCCACCTGCAATTACTCGGTTCATAGTTCCCGTTGCTGTCGATCCTGTCGATTGTCAGGCCGTCTTTGTATCCGTGCGACATCGCCCACGCCCTGAACGTCTGGAAATCGTCCCATTCTTCGCAGACTGTTATCCCTCGCCCGCCATATCTTTTATATGCTGTGCAGGAAGGCGTGTTGCAACGCTCGCGGATGCCCTTCCAGATAATATATAGCCGTGTGCCTTTTCCTCCGTGTTTCCAGTTGTTTCCTTCGCTGAATAGGCACCCGCAGCTTCGCGTCTTCCCGTAAATAACGTTATAATCGCGTGCTGTTTTTATATTTCCGCATTCACACAGGCAGCGGACGTTGTGCCCAGGCAATTTCTCCAGAACGGTCAGCCGCCCGTATTTTTTGCCGACCTCGATTTGCATCCGATCCCCCCTTTATTTGAACGGGAGGAAATCATCCCCCAGGTCCGGGATGTCCATCCAGGCGTTGTCCGGTGCGGGCCCGTTCGGGTTGCTGGATCCTTCTCCATGCCGTCCTTCGCTCTCCGCGCGGGTGTCTACGAAGTCGAATTCGTCCACCCGGATCTGCGTCCCGTAATGCTTCGCGCCCTGCTGGTCTGTCCAGTTGTTGTTCTCCACTCTTCCGGCGATATTGATCCGGCTCCCTTTGTGGAAGTATTTCGCGATTACCTCCGCGCGCTTTCCGAAAATGACGCAATCGAAGAAGTCCGCCGACGGTCCGCCGTCCTGCTTCGTGTCACGATTCACCGCAATCGAAAACCTCGCCATCGTCATGTCTCCGTTTTTCGTCGGCACCATCCTGCTCTCCGGATCCTTCGATATGCGCCCGCCTAAAATCACTTTGTTCATCTTCCTGGTCTCCCTTCTCTAAAAAAATCTTGTGGTATTTGCACCGGCCGAATTCGTCGAGCTCCGGTTTTTCATCATGCTCGCACGTCGCCGGGTTCCTGCTGCAGGTTACGCACTGCAGAAGCCTCATTCCTGCCCGCGTCATTTCAGGGACCCGTTTCTTTTGTCCGCGATGCTGCAATACGGCGTTTTCGCCGGCCTTGATCAGCTTCTTTATTTCCTCTTTCTTGATCTCCGGTTCCGCATATTTCAGGCAGTCGTCGTGGTTGTTCTCCTCCAGCCAGGCGATGATGTCCGGAACGGCTCCGGGATCATATTCCAGCGGGTGCGACATCCGATAATTGAACGACGCCACCCCGAGGTCTTTGTTCTCTCCTTTGCATTCCCTGTCGATAATTGCCAGGAGCCGTTCTTCCTTCTTCTCGCGTTTCTTCTTCATTTCCTGAAGGCGGGCGATCTCCTGTTTTAATGCTGCAACCTCGCCCCGGATGTTCAGGACAGTCTTTGCTAAATACTGCAGGATTTCGTCGCGGTCCATGTCTAACCGATCCAGCTCCGCGTCCAATTCCTCCGATGTCATAATCTCGCCCGTGTCCGGATCCACGAAGGCCCCGGCGTCAATGTCCCATTCGACCCGGTTCAGGATCCGGTCGATTTCTACGTTGATTTCCCATAATTTCATTTTTTAGCCCTCCTCATACTTTGCGCATCTTTCTTTTACCTGGTCCCAGAATTGATTCATGTTTTGCAAATGTCCCAGCGATAACTGCGGGATTGCTTTTACTTTGTAAACGCTGCACAGCTTCACGACGTCGACCCCGTCCTTTTTGCATCGCTCGATTAACGCCGAGGCCATCTCTGCGGTGATCGGGTCCGTCTGCCGTGCCTGCTTCCGTGTGCTTCCGTTTGCTTCCGGTGCTTCCGGTTCTTCCGCTGCCTCCGGAGCCTTCTTCGGTGCCTGCTTCTGTTCCTGCTTCTTTGCTGTCTGCTTTGCTGGCGTCTTCGGTTCCTGCTTTTCCGCGGCCTGCTTTGCCTCCGCTGCTTCTTCCTCCGGCAGATCTTCGCCTGCGTAAATGTATAGGCCGAGGCCAAACATCGCCAGATTCTTTACCAAACAACGCATGATTGTTTTATTGACGTCAAACATTGAGGCCGCTTCGCATGTCTTCGTCAAAAATTCCGGTTGTTCGTTTCCGTATCTGTCCAGCCAGGTGCCGTCCGGTTGCTTTGTTGCGTATTTATGATTCGGATTTTTCACCGTGTATTCGTACGGCTCCGCCTTCATCGCTTTGTTTGCTCCGTCCATTACCGGCAGCCACATTTCCCGCGTGATCCCTCCGGCCGTGATCCTGGTATATACCATGTAACCGGTGCGCGGGTCGTATGCGTACGGGATCCCGTCAAACTTTACAATTTCATAAACTGCATCAGGGTATACCTTCAAAAATTCCGCATATGCCCAGGCCCATGATAAATAGGTGAGCCCGTTCTTCTGCTCGGTGCGGTCGTTCACGTTTACGGCGTACAATTCAGCGAAATGGTTCCGGCTTTCCTCCGGTGTTTTCTTTTCAGCCATCCTGCAGGCCCTCCTCTCCTAAAAATCCACGCTTTCCGACCGAATCGTGCCCGATGCGACCGTTGCTCCTCCATACGTTGAACAGTTCCGGATGGCTTGCCGCTTCCGTGCGCGTTTCTCCCTGTTCCTCAAAATATGCGATGTCTATATACGCGAGCGCGTTTGCGTATTCCTCCGCCGTCCTTGAGCTAATTGATATAGTGATGGGCCGAGTCTCGCCGATCAGCTTCGCGTACTGCCGGACCTTTCCGTTTATTCTGTCGATGTCGCGGAGGATTTCGTTCCCCAATTCCTCGCGCTTCTTCTTCATTTCGTCGCGTGTCATGTTCTGGTCTCCCTTCTTCGTGTTATAGATCGGCGACGCTGATCCCGTGCTCCGTCTGCAGGTAGCTCCGGACGTCCGCCAGAAACTCCTCGGCCAGGTCGTTTAGTCTCTCCCCGTCCAGATAGTCCGCTTTATTCGCGGCGATTAGATACGGCGCCAGCAGCTTCTTTAATGCCGGGCCGTCGTCCTGCTTTTTCATCCTCTTGCCCTCCTCCCATATCTGCAGGCCCTGGTCTCCTCGATCCGGATCAGATTCCAAAACCACAACCCGCCGATGGTTAAAACGCAAATTTGCCAGATTGCTTCGCCTGTCGTGATGCCGTCCGTTTCCAATGCTCCCGGCGTTCCCAGCAGCGCGATGCTGCATAATATCAGGCCGATAATATAAAGCCGCTCCCGCCGTGCTCCGTTTATTGCTCTCATGTGTCGACCTCCGTTCCTAATGCGATATACTGAAACGCCCGCAGGAAGGCTTCCTCCCCGGCGATTCCTGTTAACCTTGCGACTGCCTGCAGCTTGTTTCCGTCCTGCACGCATATATAACGCCCCTTGCGTCCTGGCATGTCGCACACTTTCAGGGATGTATTTCCCCTGCTCAATCCGCAGAATTGCTGCATGTTTCGCCCTCCTCTTTCCATCCGGGGAAAACGTAACGCAGGAACGCTTCCCGGTTGAATTGTGCCGGCCGTCCGATCTTCGCCTTTACCGGGTACCCCTGCCGCTCCATTGTCCGGGCGTGTGTCCGGATCGTCTCCTCGGTGCAGCCGATCTCCTCCGCCAGCACCTTTGCTGTTACCCACATATCAGGCACCCCCTTCTTCGTCGGGATCCGGTTCGTCTGGATCCGGTTCGCCTGGATGGCAATCGACCAATATGTTGTAAATTTTCAACGGCGTATAATCTCGGAAAAATCGGATCCAGTCGTACTCCTGCCAGCGCTCCTGAAATGAAACGGAATTCAAACGGCGTATAACATAATCGCCAGCCCTCATCCTGTCGTGGAGCTCCCGCTGCGCTTCGATCTTTTCCGTGTTCTTGTTTTTGAAATGTCCGCGGATACGCTGCGCCAGGTCGTTTGTGCTTCCTATGTATACCCCGTCGACCTGTTTCTCCGCGTCTAATGTAAAAATTGCATATAGCATTTTGACGCCATCCATCTAATCACCCCCTTTCCGGTTTCTTCTGTCCTATTTTTTCGTACCGTGACGGCAAAAAAATTTCAGATTCCGGAACGCCTGATAATTCCGACAATTTCCGGAGATAGTCCGCCGGGATGATCTGCCGCCCGCTTTCCCAATTTCGGACCGTTGCCTCTGTTACTCCGAAAGCCTGCGCCAGCGCCTTCTGGCTGAGTTTTGCATTAACTCGCGCCGCTGCCAGTGAGATGCCCATTGTTTCCCCTCCTCTCTGTTTTTGATTGTGGCCACGGTTTTATAATAGTCCTAATTTTTCGTACAGTCAAGCGTAAATCGTAAATATTTTTACTATTTACTTGCGCGGGGTTTCATGCTGCGCTATAATTTCAGAAAAAGCGGGGTGATTTTATGGACGATATGCAAAAAGTTTTTGTTGAAAATTTGCGGAAACTCCTCGATATAAAAGGCGTTACGCAAAAAGAATTTGCAGAAGCGATCGGATGCTCTCGGCAGACTGTTAATAGCTGGTTTCGTGGTGTATGTATGCCAAACACAGACAAAATGGACGCAATCGCGAATTATTTCGGCGTTGACCGCGGGGCGCTGATCAGCTTCCTGGAAACGGACCGCCGGATGCCGGCGCACCTGCTCGCTTATATGCGGGCGCTAAACTCTGACGGGCTCCGGAAACTCGAAGAACGAGCGGAGGAATTGCTCGAAATAGAACGTTACAAACGGAAATAAAAAACGGGCCCCGCGTGAGGGCGAACAGACGCGGAGCCCAAAAAGGGGGACCTATGGGTACCCACCCACATTATAACGCGGGTTCCCCTTTATTACAATAAAAAGGGGGTTTTTATTATGGCATGGATAGAAAAAACGCGGTCCGGATCTCTCCGGATGGTTGAACGCGTAAAGGATGCAAACGGAAAACAGCGACGCGTCTCGGTGCCGCTCGAAAAAGACACGCCACGGGCCCGGAAGGCCGCAGAAACGGCTCTTTTCCTGAAGGTGCGGGAAAATGCCCAGCCCGTGTCTGAAATGCCGCTAAATCGCGCGATAGAAGAATATTTGCGCGCGAAGGACTGCAGGGAATCCACGCGGCAAAATCTCGGGTTTATTATGAATCGTGTGTTGCGGATCCTCGGGCCGGATGTCCGTCTCTCCTCCCTCACTCCGGGAACGGTTGCGCGGGCGTTTCTCCTGGCGGATGCTCCTCCGCATACGATGAACCGAACGATTAACGCGTTTAAGGTCTTCTCGAAATGGCTTTACAATCTCGATTATACCGAGGAAAACCTCGGGGCGCGGCTCCAATACCTGAAGGACAAACGCCCGGAAAAAACGCCGGAGCAGCTCTATCTGGAACCGGAACGCCTGCAGGCCCTTGTGGATTCTCTCCACGGTATGCCCCATTATTTCACCCGGTTTTTAGCTCTCACCGGGATGCGGATCGGCGAAGCCTCCGCCCTCACTCCGGACGACATCGGGGAGAAATATATCGAAATCACGAAGGCATATAGCCAAACAAGCGGGGAAATAACGGAACCGAAAACGCGGGCATCCGTCCGCCGGATCTTTATCCAACCGGAGCTTGCGGAAATGCTGGCAGAATTCCGGAAATGGCGGGCGCTCGATATGATGGCGAACGGCCTCCGCCCTGCGACCTTTTTCTACTCCCGGAGCGGCGGGCTTTATTATGAACACTTGTATAATAAAATTCTGCCGCATGAAATACACCCGCATATGCTCCGGCATACTCACGTTGCAATACTCGCGGCGCAGGGTGTCTCCCTGGATGCAATCGCCCGGCGCCTCGGTCACGAAGGGACGGCGATCACGAAAAAAGTATATTATCATGTGACGGAACGGCAGCGGGAAAAGGACGAGGCCGCGCTGGCATCCGTCCGGATCCTCGGGCAATAAAAAGGCCCCCGCGCTTGCGGGGGTTTTCTTTATGCTTCTATCTTTTCGCGTCTGGTTACTGTTCCGTATATGTCCGTGTATTCTGTCCGGAAGTCTTTCCCTATGTTGCAGCCGGTTCCCTTCATATATCCTTCAATACATTTCAGGCCGTATGTTTTCGTGTTTACTCTTACGACTTCGTATATCAACGTGCCGTTTGCTGTTGTGTTCTCGAATCCCTTCCGCTGGTTTCTCTTTGTTTCTCTGATCCGGTCTCCCTTTTTTAATTCTGTCATTTTTTCACCCTCCTCTTTTATAGATCCGGGGGATTGCTCCCCCGGTTGTCTGTTGTTATGCTGCCGGATGGTCTGCGGATAATATCGGGGCCATGCTGTACCGCCCCAGGGGCTGTATGCTTTCGCATCCGCGGTATTCGCTCAACTGTTTATTTATCCGGCATGTTTTCGTTTCTTTGCCGTCTGTGATGGTGACGGTTGCGGCCGTGCGCTTTGTAACTGTATAACTCCATATGCACTCGTGATCGCATGCGCTCCGCATTGTGTAGGTTGTTCCGATTTCAAACTTTTTCATTTTTTCGCCCTCCGTTTTGTTTTGGTGTTTTGCTGTTCCTTATGATATAAGTATATACCTATATACGCAGGAAGTCAACCCATTTTTGCAAAAAAAATAAAAAAATAATCCGGGGATTTCTCCCCGGATCCGTTTCTACTTTCTCCGGGACATGTCCGCCCGGATCAGCTCTTTTATATATCCCTGCACGTTCTTTATTTTCTCCAGATGATCCAAAATGTCCGCGTCATTGTCTCGGTTGAGCTTCATATATACGCCCGCCCGTCTCCCTTTGATGTCCGGGCGGCTCTCGTACCGTTCCCGGGCCCGTCTCTGCGCTGTGCTCTCCATGGTCTCGCCTCCTATTCTTCCGCCGTGATGCAGAATTCATTTTCTAACAGGTCGCGGTATTCCGTCCCGCCTGCAGCTTCTTCTCTGTGCAGGTATGCGCTAAGAAATACAGCATTCGTACACGGTGCCAGCTTCGCGTGGATGTCTTCCCGGATGTCGTCATCCATATATGAGACTATGGCATCCCACAGGGCGGGGTCTTCGTTCGGATCGAATTCCTCCCCGGCGCGTGTAAATGTGTATTCGTCAGCGGCGTCTGCTAATTCGTCCGCCAGCTCCTCGAGGTTTTCCTGCAGTTCCTCAAATGTCACGCCCTCCAACTCTCCGAAGCCTCCTGTCATATCATAGCGGGGACCGTCCTCGGTCTCGATCTCGAAAATGTCGAGGGGGTCTGTATTTTCTACCAGGCGCGCCGCTTTTACGCTCAGGCTTCTCTCTGCCAGCTCTCCGTTGATCTTCTCTGTTCTTGTGTGCTTCTTCATGTTTTCGTCCTCCCTTTTTTATGTGCTCCCGGGGCTCCTGCCCCGGGTTGGTTTATTTTACAGTCCTACGCTTGCCATTACCTGCGCGATCTCTTTGTCCACGCCCTCGGCGATTAGCTCTTTTACTCTGTCCCGCTTGATCGCCTTTTCTGCTCTTTTGATGTGTGTCCGGATGATCTCGGCCTCTGCTATCGCGTTTACCATTTCCGTTGTGATGATGATCTTCTTCATTTTCTCGCCCTCCTGTTTTCTTTGTTTTCTGTTCCTTATGTTATAAGTATATACCTATATGTGCAGGAAGTCAACCCCTTTTCATAAAAATATTTTTTTTCCGCTGGACGATGATCCGGAACGAATGTTATAATAATAACGCGGCGGGAAGCCGTCGCCCTCATAATTTAACAGTGGACCGGTCGGAGGATCGCCTCGGCCGGTCTTTTGTTTTGCCCTTTTGCCCCTCGTTTGCCCCTCCGAGCCATGCAATCCGCATAAATACGGGCGTTTCACATATTCGAAATGAATATATACAGCGAACGCGAACAAAACGCGCGAACGTGTGTAAATCCTTGTTTTATGCGGTTTCCGTGCGTTTTCGTGCGTTTTTGTGGGTTGCCATTTTCCGCCTTTTTTGCCCCTCTTTTCCGAAAATTTGCCCCACGTTTGCCCCTCCGGTGTCAGTGTGGTGCATCTGCCGTACAATGTCCCACGGATCCGGAACGAAAAAAAGGCGGCCCCGCTGCCTGGAATACTCCAAACAACGAAACCGCCCGCAGGGGGTATCACTCCGGCCGGGGTGTGGCGGCCGGGGAGAAGGCTTTATTGTGGACCCGCGTTTCCTGCTGCTGATCCGCTCCGCGCGGGCCTCATGTTACGACATAAAATAACGGTTTTATGGGGTTAGTTATTCGGCATAACTGAACGGATCAGATCTTCAACTTGTGGAACAATCAATTCTTTGTATAAATTCGTGTTTGGATGTGTAAAGTCAGGCATTCCACCGCTTGAAACTTGCCAATATAATGCGCCGATTTCTTTTCCTGGATCTGTTTCTTCTCCTGTTCCTACAAGACCGCACGTTTTCGACAAATCCAAAAACTTGATAGACCACTTTTCACATGCTTTTCTGATTGCTTCCCAGAACAAATCGAATCTTTCCCGCCCTGTCGCATAAAGGACATTTTTCACGGTCTGACCTTTCGTGTCATTATTAAACACCGGATTCTCTGCATAACAACGCTGTGGTGTCATTACATATACAATTTTAGCAAACGGATAATTTGTCCGAAGCTGCTTAAACCATGATTCCAATGCTCCATAAAATGTATATTCATCAAATGTAGCATTGAAATAGGCATCAACTCCGTCTGTCGGTTCTAACAATGCACCCATCGCCATCTGCTGTGCCTGATCGTTATATCCTCCACTAAGAACGAAACAATCGACATCTTCGGGATAGGATTCAATGTGATTCAGAAGAGAATCTGTCTCGCCAGTAACCCGTCCAACCGTCCATCCGCTTTTTCCGAATCCATAACACAATGATCCCGGATGGTTCTGCTGAACCCAATATCCCCATCCTTTGTTATTATTCGGTGAAATGCCTGTGGTAATATCTGTTACACCAGCTCCTTCTGTGATGGAATCGCCATCAAAAACAATCTTCTTTCCGGCAAGATAATCTTTTTCTGTTTCACTCTGGATGTCTAATTCATCAAATGAATAAATCCGATCTGGCGGTGTTGTTCCCTTAACAAATGTTGCAGATTCTTCCAATGTGTATGTACTGCCGACCTGATATATTGCGGAAACTGCACCGGACGGAACCGCGATTGTTCCTTTTGTGTTTGCATTAAATGATGTGGATGATACGATTTTTCCGTTTGCTCCTACGAAATAGAAAGCAACATAATATTTAGCAATATAGGAAATGTTTTCCACTCCTGTCAGATCCATCGGATATGATGTATTTATTCCGGCATTAACACTCAACGGAAATACATCATTACTGATATCCCGCACTTGATACCCGTCTACCTCTCCACGTTCAATCCTTTTGTATTTTTTAACAACATTATTATCCGAATAAATGTTGTATGAATTATAGGGAATATATCTTGTCGGTAACTCAGTATAAATCATCAGGGTTTCCTTATATGCAAGTGCTGTCGTTACTGCAAAATATACCGCACCGGAAGGGATGGTTGAAATAATAATATTTGCACCATTTGAACTTCCGCAAGCCTTGAATGCTGCATTATAGAATGTCACATAAACCCATGAATCACCCTTGAAATTATTGAAAACATACAACTTTGTTATATTTCCAATAGGAATCAGATTTGTGTAGAAAAAATTCGCGTTTTCAGAATGATCTCCGTAATACTTATTTGAATTCTGATTCAAAATTCCACTATGTGATGTATCACCATCAAAAAGGTTTTTCTTCTCAAAAGCAGAACCACACATGGAAATGATTTCCTGACTTTCGGAAACCAAAAGGACAGACATACTTGAAAGACCTTCTGATTTTGCGTAATCAATAGCCATGATTACGGCATTTTCCGGAATTACAATATCATTCCCAAGATACTGATTAGAATACCCGATATATGTCCCATCTGCGCTCCAGAATAAAACTGTTGTTGCTGCGGTCATCTGTGTTTTTATAATTGCCTTTTTCGCTCCGGCAACTATGAATTTCTCTGTTGATCTCAAAGTGTCGGCAGATGCGTAATACACGAAGGTCCCACCGCCTGATTCCCAATAACCGACCAGTACATCAAGCGTTATCGGTTTATTTGAAATATATCTTGTATTGTTTATAATATCACTCTGAAGCTTTGTATCTGAACCGATTACCTGTGCCGCCGGACTCGGATACACAACCCCATCAAATCCTGTTTTCATGTCGTTGAGCATCTGGTCCACTTCTCCGGAGGTTGCCTGCGCTACGGCCGCCCATCCGCAAACGGCAGAATCGCTCCGCTTGTCCGTTACTGTGACCGATGTCGCGCCCGCTGCTACGTTCACATATGCCAGGGCCATCTCATACACTCCGCCGGACCGTGTCATGCTCGGCGCCGCGGGGGATGCTGCCGGCGTTCCGGTTTTTACTGTGATCGAAACGGTGCGCGCGGATGAATCCAAACGCAAAACGACCGCATCTTTCCGGCCGTATGTCTCGGACGCTGCCGAAATAGACAGGGGCAGGCTCGCGCTGTTCTGGATCCATCTATTCTGCACGATGGCCCGGCCTGCTGCTACGTTTACGGAGAGCCCTGTCCCTGCCGTTACCTGCAGGCCCCCGTCTAAATGCTGGAATACGCCCCCGGATACGATTCCGCGGAAGTACTCGCTCATTTGATCGGCGTTGTATTTCCGATCCCCGTTTCTACTGTCAAAAAATCCATACGTTACAGCCATTTGTTTAAACCTCCCATTCTTCAAATGTGCCGGTGACCTTCGTCCCGTCTGCTTCGTCGCTGTATAATATTTCGGTCAGGCGTGTTGTCGCCGTGATCCCTTGTGATAATTTGACCGCCACGATGTCGCCCAGGTTGAAATCCTGCCCGATTTTGTATACTCCGTCCGCGTCGATCTCGCCCTCGATGGTCTCGTGCTTCTTCAGCTTTGTAATCTGGCTTTTGCCGGCCTGCTTTACCTGCTTTTTGTATGTCGCGTCGCTCGTGGTCTCTGCCTTCGTCAGCCCTGTCGCGATGTATTCCTCATAACGCGCCGCGCCGGATGCCGTCCCGATGTCTGCGACCGTCTGGTGATAGCCTTCGCCCTCTCCGGTTGCGAGGCCTGCGTTCCGGTATATAGACAAATCGCGCGCGTATTCCGCATTCTTCAGGTTGTCTAACTCCGGGGAAAATTCGACCGTTGTGTGCCGGTCTGTTCCCACGGCGAAAACAAAATACATATTATTTTCATATAGCGAAATGCCCCACCCGAGGCCGTACTCGCTCGCGATGGTCTCGCACCAATCGCCCAGGTTCTCTCCGTATAGCTGGACCGAAATCTGCGGCGGATTCTGCAGCGGGATTGTCATATCGTAAAAATAGGGGATTGCCCGCAAACTTGCGACCGCGCTTTGCCATGTGTAATACTCGACTTTTTTTTGCGATTCCTTGACCGCCGCCGTTGCCGCTGCCAGATCTTCCTGCGCTGCTTTTACTTGCCCGGCGTTCCATTCCACAAACTCTTTTGCGTCTTTCGCCTCCGGTGAATCCTCCCCGTGTTCTGCGACCGCCTGCTCGTATGCCTCTTGCGCTTCCTCGTATGCCTCTTGCGCGTCAGAGAGTACGGTCTGCGCGTTGCTCTGCCATTGCTCATTGCCGTATAACTCTTGTTGCGCCATCCGCAGATAATTCCCGGCGAAGTTTACCGGATCCGCGGCGTTCATCCGGACCAGGGACGTCATGACGGTATCGAGGGTCGTGTCTCCCCATTCTATCGGGATCCATATAATTCTTTGTGATAATATGTCTTTTATGCTTTTTCCTGAAACGTTCATGATATAGCCGAGGTCTGCGTCGTACGTGATAGCAACGCGCCGTATAATCATTGCGTTTCTGTATTCCCTGCCGTTCGCTCCTCCGTCGATTATGTCCGATTCGCGGACCAGCATCCGGCCTTCCTTCAACAATGCCGCGTTTTGTGCTGTCGCTGCCACCTTCATTTCAAAATATCCGAGCCCGTATAACTGTATATTCCATAATAGCGAATAATACGACGGAATCATGCCGGCAATTCTGAAATGCGGCTCCGTTTCCTGATATGGGTTTATTACATATACATTCATGTTATACCCCCTCAACGTTTGAAATCGTGCGGATAACGCAGGACATATTGCCGCCGCCGGATGTCGCGGACATTATAAACAAATTGTCGCCCGGGTCCATCTGCAGCCATGTGCTCCCGGTGTCCCTGGATGCGATCAGATTCGTCACGGATCCGGAACGCGTCCGCGTGATTGCCTTGTGATCCGTCCGCGTGTCAATCCTTAAAATGTCGCCGTTCTGCAGGCTCGTGTTTACCTTGAAGAAGGCATCCGTGTTTTGGTGGTATATACGCGGATTCGTAACCGCTCCGGTTGCCCGGATCTCGATGATCAGCCCGCTCTCATGCGTGCCGGGATTGTAAATATACGCCGCGTTGTCCTGGTGGTCCTCCGAGAACGGTATCGGGTGCCCCTCCTCGATGGTAAACGGAAATTCGAAGAGGGCTTCCTTCCCGTCCGGCGTTCCTGACACCTCCGCGACGCCATGCCAGAACGGATCCGGGCAGATGATCGTCACTTGCATTATTTGCTTTTGCCCGAAATACTCCACCGGCGCGTTCTGCGCGTATCCGTCAATATATACGCCGTGGATGTCGTTATAATAATATAGCCGTATCGCGCGGGCCGTCCGGAAGAATTTATAAAGCCGGTTCCTGTTCTGCGCGGTATCCGGGCCGTTGATCGCAATCGTCAGGATGATCTGCCGATTATCCACAAACGCCGAATTGAACGTTGACCCGTCATGTCCTGCGCGTGTCACGGTGTTTATAATTGCCTCCGGAGGGTTTAGCCCGTCGATGTTTGTTATTACATAATCGGGGTTGTGGGTGAGCTCGATCTGCTCCCCCTTCGTGTTCTCTGCTATCAGTGTATACATCGCGCCCCTCCTACATCATAGCCTTTAACATGGCGACTTGCTGGCGCCGTGCCTGGTATGTCTCCAACGCCGTGAGCGCCTTCGGGCTCGTGTTGTTTTGCACTAAATTATACGTGTTGTTGTTTACGGTGGATCGTCCGCCGGCGATGGCAGCGGCCCTGTTCGGATTGTTTACCGCTGCACGTACTCCGGAAATGTTGCCGAAATTCAACGGAACGGCCGCGCCCTGCATTAACTGCGCCGCGGAATCCTTCACGCCTGCAATTACTGCCCCATTGTCCAGGGCTTTTATTGCTTCCCGCGCGATGGCCTTCACGGTGTCGATTAGCTCCGGGGCCATCGACCCGATTCCGTTTATAAATCCCTCTGTAAAGAATTTTCCGGATTTCGTCGTGATCTTCGACGGGCTCCCCTCTTTTTGGCCTTCCTTCAGTCCTCGGATCGCGGTCTGCGCCAGCTGCTTCGCCTTTTGGTATATAGCGGAATCCTTCGACCCCATGCCATTTATGAAGCCCTGCGCGAAATACTCGCCGGAGGCGTATGTCTGTTTCGATGGGCTTTCAATTCCCATCGCCGCGTTGAATTCTTCCAGGGATCCGTAACCCAGATTCTTTGCGGCTTCCTCCGCGTATTTCTGATCGTCTTTTAGTCCCTTCGCGTATCCTGCGACCGTGTTCTTCCCGCTCTTTTCGTATTCGTCGGCGGCCTTCTTCGCCAGCTCTTTGGCGTCGTTCACCATCTGCTGCGTGATTGTTGTGTCGCCGTCCTTCATGGCTTTTTCCAGCGCCTCGTAATTCTTTTGGAATTGGTCCCGCTGCGTCTTTAATGCGTCTGCCGTCGTATTGTTTGCCGTCTTGAATCCGTTTTCGGTCTTCAGGAGGGCGTCGTTTATTTTCTGCGCGTCTCCGCTGATGATTGCCGCGGAGAGGCCCTCGTAATTCTGTATAGTCTGGTTGTATCCCTGGTATGCGTCCGTTGCGTCATGCAATGCCGCGCGCGTGTTCGTGACCTCTTGCTGCAGCTTCGCGTATGTATCCATAACCTCTTGTTGTGTATACATATAATCTTGTGCTGCTTCGATGCCTTCCTCGCGCTCGATGCGGGCGTATTCCATCTCCGCCTCTTTTACCTTGACCGCGTATTCCTCCGCCTTTGCCAGGGTATCGTTGAACGTCTGCCGCGCTGCCGTGTATGCCTGTTGTGCTTCGGTCCGGTGCTGGATGGCGTCGGCGTATGCGGTTTCATTCGCCGCGAGGATTGCCTCCGCCTTTTTGCTCTGCATTACCTGCTCGATGGCCTGCCGCTCTTTGGCGTAATTCTGGATAATGCCGTCTTGCATCTGCATTTCCAGGCCGAGTGCCTCGTTTAATGTCGTCATGATGAACGCGGCCCGGTCTTCGTATCCTTCTTTGACCCTGCCGTTTCCTCCGACGATAGAATCGAATTCGTTCAGCAATTCCTGATAATATCCGAATTCTTTTTGAACGGATCCCATCGCGGTGCGGCGCGCGCCTTCCATTTCGTCGTATGCTGCTTTCATCCGGTGGGATTCTTCAACGCTTTTTTTCTGTTCGTCCGTCAGGACCTCGATCTCCCGCTTCTCCTCTTTGAAAATGCTAATCAGGGACGCGGTGACGGCGATCACGGCCGTTATACCGAGGACGACCGCGCCGGCGGGTGAGATTAGGCTCGCAAAAATGCCGGTTGCGGATGATGCCAAACTCGAGGCGGCTTCCACTCCCTTCATAGCTGCGGCGAATCCCTTCACCATCGTGATAACGCTTTTTATAGCATTTCCGAATTGAACGACCTTTTTTACCACGAAAACAACGGCCAGCGCCTTGCCGATGTTCTTTATTACGTTTATTATCTGCGGGCCGTTCTGGATCACCCATTTTATAACGGCCTTTATTGCCTCTTTTACTTTGTCGATAAACTCGACAATTTCATCCTGGTATTCCGTCGCGATGTCGCGGACCCATGCGCCGAGGTCTGCCTTGCCGCCCTGGATCGCTAATTTTATTTTGTCGAATCCGTCTTGTGTTGCCTCATATGTGCCCGTGACCGTGCCTTCGGATTTCTGCAAAACGTCCAGGAAGTCTTTATATTCCAATTTGCCCGCCTGGATGTCTTCCACGAGCTCGGGGCCTGCTTTGCTGCCGAATGCTTCAATCGCGATTTCCGACGCCTTCGCAACGTCCGGCGTTTTCCGGATTTCCTCGAGGACCTTCGCGTATTCCTCTTTCGCGTTCTTCCCTTCCTTGCCCCAATTCGCAACGGCTTTTTTCATGCCGGCGAGGACTGTCTCGGTATTTACGCCGTTTTTCTCAAACTTCGCCAGCATCGCGATGGTTTCCTCTGTGGAAAATCCAAGTTGACGCATGGGCGCGCCGGTCTTTGTCAGGCTCTCCGCCAATGTCGCAACGTCGACCCCGGTGTCCTGTCCGGCCTTCGCTAACATGTCGAGGACATTCGCGTAATCCTTCGCGTCGATGCCTGCGTTTTCCATCGCCCGGGAAACAAGGCGCACCGCGTCCTTTGCGTCCGTTCCGGTGATGTCCGCGAATTTCAGAAACTGCTCGGAGGTCTTCTCCAATTCTTCGCCGGTCAGTCCGAAACGGGTTGAAACTTCGCCCACGGCCTCGCCGATCTCTCCCATGTCGCCCACCACGTTATGCGCGACTTTGTTATATGATTCTGTCAGCTCTGCCGCTGCCGCTCCGGTTGCTCCGGTTGCCTTTATGACGGCATCCGCGCCTTTGTCGAATTCCTCGTATGCTTCTTTCGTTGTGCTGGCCAGATTCTTCAGCCCGCTGATCGCCGCTTTTATTCCTGATGCGACTAAATCCGCCAGCGCTCCCTTCATGACGGTGAAGCCCTGGCTCGCGTCCTTTGTTTCCTTTTCGGCCTTGTCGGTCTCTTTCGCAAATCGCCCGGTTTCGTTCTCGCAGTCTGTCAATTCCTGCGTGTATTGGTCGACCTCTTTCTGTGTCTTTGCAACCTGCGCCTCGTACTGATTCAATTTTATTTTTGCGCGCTCCGCCTCCGCAGAATTCTCCCCGAATTCGTGCGCGGCCTTTTCCCATTCCGCGCGGGCGAGGTCTGCCTTCTTCTTCTGCGCGTCCAGGGTTGTGTTCAACGCCTTTAGTTTTGCGGACAATCCAACAGCAGACGAGCTCCAATCGTCAAGCCCTGCCGCTGCCTTTTGGAATTCCGATTCAGCCAGGCGGACCTGTCTCTGTGCCTGCTGCATCGCTGCTTTTAACTGCGATATGTCCGCCCGGAAGCTGGTTGTGCTCTGATTGTCTGGCATTTCGTCACCGCCTTAAAACCATGTTGTCGCCGGTCTCCGGATCACGCTCTCCGATTCCGTCGCCGTCGCTTTCTTTTCTGCTATCTGGAAGGCCCGCATGTCCGAATATAGCCGGATAACGTCGCCGAAGCTCCACGCCTCCAACTCGTGCGGATTCAGGGCCGGGTATTCCTTTGAAATCTGATGACAAATGATAAATAATTGCATCGGCAGGGGCGTGTCATCGTCGCCCTCTACTCGTTTTTTTCCGTCGGGATCTGCAGCATCGCATCAAATGATGCCTTTACAATCCGGATAATTGCCGGCATTAGCTCGTTAACCTTTACGCTGTCCCATTCCTCCCGCGTGATGTCCGGGAAACACTCCCCGAGGATCTCCGTCAACTCGTCCCAGACTTCGTAAACGGTCCGGAGCATCTCGTATGTGTTTTTCGTCTCCTCGATTTTTAATACTTCCATAACGCGGCGGATGCTGCCGAAGCGCAAATCTAACGGTTTCGCGCTGGATGTCTTCGTGACCTGTCCGTCTTTGCCATAAACTCGGATTGTGATCTCTTTCGTTTCTGCCATGTGATTTTTACCCCCTTTTTGGCCTGCTCTCGTCCTCACCGTTGCGTTTTTCTGTCGTCGGTGCTCAATTCCTCGCAGAATGATTAAAACGCCTTAAAACGCGTCAGAACGCTTTGCAAAATGCACCGGGAAGTCCTGCGCTCCCCGGTGCGGTGCTTTGTTGTTGTCGTGTTATGCCTTCGCCGTCACGGTGTCCGGTGTCTGCACGGTATCGAAAAATGTCGCCTTGTTTGCGATCAGGTCGAGGCCCGTGTCGATAACGACCGCGCGTTCCTGCTTCCCTGTCTTCTCGAATTTGTGCGTGGTGAAAATGCCTGTATACACCAGTTCCTGTCCGTTTGCGTCGGTTCCGTCGTCTTCGGTGGCGTGTGTTTCCTCCGGGATCGCAAAGGTCCCCTTTAATCTCCAGACATAGACCTCTTTATCGTCTGCGGATCCAACGGTGCCGGTACGGTATCCGATAGCAAAATATTTTGTCTGCCGCTGGCCTTCAATCAGCATTCCTGTTGCGCTGTCGTATGTCTGGCCGGTGATGTCTGCCAATACATCCAGCGGGATTGCGGAAGCCTGGATCGTGATCGTGTCTGTGCCGTTGTTGTCAACGTTTACCGCCGGGATGTTGTCGTACCAGTGCGGCTCGGTGGTACTGTCGTTTGTCTTGCCGATTTCTGCCACGCCTGCCAGCGGCTTTACTGTTCCGGTAACGTATCCGTGATCGGTCTCGCTGCTGTTGTCGTCGCAGGTAACCTCTGCATAAACAAGGCCTTCAACTCCGCGATATTCGTAAATGTTCGGTGCTGCTACTGCCATTTGTTTTTCCTCCTGTCGTTTTTACGCCCTTTTTAGGGCTTTTTCATGCCCGCAGGCATAAATTATCATGTTTCGATTTTTCGGCCCGTTTTCGCGGTCAGGGCCGTGTCAGAATGCGAGAATACTGCAATCAATCCCGCGCCCGGTGTGTGTCGGTTCGTCGCTCGGGATGTCGTACCCTTTGCCCGGAACGGTCCAGCCGGATGCCTTCAACGCCTGCCGGATCTCTCCGATCAGCCGGTATGCCTCCGCCGAATCCTCCGAATATACGTTGACCGTATAATTCCATGCCGTCCCGCGGTCCGCGTTATCGTAATGCGAATGATCCGGGCTCGAATTATTCCAGTATGTGATGAACGTCTCCGGATAAATTGCATCGTTTGACATCGCGCCCTGGCGATATACCGGGAACCCGAAACCATCTAAAATTGCGATCAGTACGTCTTCCATTACGTGCCCCCCGTCCGTTTGTCGATCTCGTCTTGCAGGTCTTTCTCTATCTGCTTTTGTATCTCTTTTGCGTATTTCTTATTCTGGAATAAATCGGCGAGTGCCCTGTCCGGTGCCATCTTCGGCGTGCCGGTGATCAGGAAGCCTCCCGCTCCTGGTTTCGTCTTATCGAATCCCAGTTTTACCTCCAACGTGGACCCGCGCCGCTCCGGTTTGGTGTCCGTTATGATGGAGTTTTCCGTGTCTCTGTCACGTCCTCGGAATCGGCCGCCCGCTGGCAGGTTTTGTGGCTCAACGGCTCGTTTTACATCTTCCTGCACTTTTTCGGCGGCCTTTTCCATTGATTTTGCGAAAATGTCATCCAAACTCGCGCCCAGTTCCTCCAATTTCTCCGCGTACGCCGAAAAATTGGAAAAATCTATTGCGATCATCCGGTTTCTGGACAGCTTCCCGCCTTTATTCCATTTTGCGCCGGTACGGTTTGCCATTTGCTCGCCTCCCTCCGGCTTTACGGCTTCCCGCCGACCTTCTCGACTTTGAACGTCATAAACTGCCGCCGCATGTTCACGTTTTCGGGCGGAGAAATGATCTTGTATTTCTGCCCGGTCTCGCAGATATAAATCAGGCAATCCTGCGTAATTGCCGGATTGTACCATGTGTTAACCTGCGCCGTGTCGTATACGGTGTAAACGTTGTTTGAGAAGTTCTCCGTTCCGCCATATGTCCGGAATGTTCCGAAGAATGCCTGCGCGTTCTCCGGATCCTCATAGATTCGTTGCGGCGTTCCCTTGACCATCCGCGTTTCCGTCGGCCGTAACAGCTTCATTGCGACGTCAAAGGGCGCCTGCGGGTCGTATTTCCTCATTCTGTCACCTTCTTGTAACTTGCCTGAATCGCCATCATTTCAAATGCTTTTGAAAATTTGACGTCCCCGCCGCCATACCTCCAGAGGTCGTCTACTCCGCGCGCTACAATTCCGGGCGTGATGTTGCTTTCCGCAACGCCGGCCCCGCGTAAATACTCCACGACGGCATCCAGCCAGAATTGTAACGCGTCATCGTTTGCCGTATATTCTGCAGGCATGTTCAGCCCTGGTTTGATGTCAGCAACTGTTACCATGCTCGCGCCTCCTCTATTTCTTCTTGCTCCTCCGCGCCGGCTTCTTCTCCGGTTTCGGTTCTTCGGGTGCTTTCGCTTCCTTCTCCGCCGGTTTTACTTCCTCGGGGGTCTCCTCCGGGATCCCGGAAACAAGCCACCGATTGTCTGCCAGCAGCTCTGCGGCTCTCTCGGCCTCGAATTCCTGGACGGTTCCGGCCTCGTATACTTCTTTCGTGTACTTATCCACAAACCGCCGTTCAATCTTTAGCTTCATGCGCAAACCTCCGTTTTAATTAGCCCTCGGGTGTAACGTCGCTGTCGTTGCTCTCGGTTGCCATTTCCAAAACAACCAGGGATCCCAGATCTACGGGCTTTCCGTCTACGGCCATTACTGCCTTTGTGAGCAGGTCTTCGGTGTCCCAGTCCTGCTTCTTCTGGATTCCCAGATCGTAAACGGTGTTCAGGATATAGTCGCGGAAATTGTAAAGACCTGCGACATAATCGCCCATCTCGGTTGCGTACGGGTGAATGATTACCTCACGGCCGAGGAGCATTCTTGCCGGTCTGCCGTCGATGCCGTGATCTACGCGTGCGATCGGCTGCCCTGCGCTGTCTACCATGCCGACAAATGCCATGTACTGCGCCTTGGTCATGAACCATTTTGCATTGCCTTCGTACTGTACCGGCAGCGCTGCTTCCATTGCTACGAGGTCGGCATATGATACGCCGGACGCCTTCGCGGATGTAACAACGTTGGAAACGGTACCGGCCAGGATTCCTGTCGGCTGTCCGCTTCCGGTACCTGCCAGGATTGCCTTCTCGAGTGCAACGATCATCGCGTCGGATACGTTTCTAACGAACGTATTCTCGAATACTGCCAGCGCCATTGTGCCGACTTCCATCGACATGGAAATCTCGCAGCGCAGTTTGAAATGTGAAAACGTGATGGATCCGGTTGTCTCCTTCTGCTTGTCGCTGCCTGCGCCCTCGTTTACCCAGGAAGCCACCGGCTTTGTGCTGCTCGTGGGTACTACAACGCCGGCCGCGAATGCGGTGCGTGTTACCTCGGGCAGGATCATGCCGCAGGATGTGAGCTGCTCAACGATCCTATTAACAATCACCGTCGGGATCACGCTCGCAACGTCGGTTGTTTTGGTGTTTGCGTCGCCGCGGAATTCTGCCGGCATCGGCTTATTGCGGAGCACGTAATCCATGAACGCCTTGCGGTACTCCTCGGAGTCCTTAACGTCTGCGCTCTCGCTTCTCTTGAATGTTCCGAGCTTTGCCATCTGGCCGTTTACATGCTGCGCGGTCTCCGGAACGGCTGCGCGCTCCTCCTGCTGCGTCTTCAGAACGTCTTCCAGGTTCTTGATCTGCTGGTCGATGCTCCGGCACTCCTGCATGATGCCCTGCAGCGCCTCTTTGGTCTCTGCTGTGTCAACTTTGCCCTGAAGCTCTGCCTTGCGTGCCTTCAGGTCCTCGATCATCTTTTCGATTGTCATTTGTTTTTCCTCCTGTTTGTTTTTGTACTACATCATTTTGATTTTTGCCCTTAATCGGGCGATTTCGAGCGCGGTCTCCACCTGCTCCTCCCGCTGCCGCTTTGCCGTCTCCACGGCATGCCGTGCGCTCTCCAGCGCCTCCTTGCCTCGGGTGTTTATCTCTGTCGCGTCGTATGCCGGAAATGTCACGGCGGACACCTCCACGACGGAAGAAATCGCTTTGATACGGCGCAGCGGGTGCTCGCTCTCGAGGTCTTCCCATTCTTCGCCGTCGATGGAAAACATAAACGACATGCCGGATATGTCTCCCCGTTGTACTGCGCTATATAATGCGCGCGCGTCTGCGTTGTTCTCGGTGTCCAGCTGGGCGCTGATCTGCAGGCCCAATGCGTCAACGGATAATTGCATCGTATTGTTTCCGTTGTTCCTCCGGGAACGTGCCAGCGGGATCTTGTTCAGGTCGTGGTTTACCAAAAAACGGACGTCCGTCAGATCTGTGTTATCCAATGCGCCGGGCTCGATGATTTCATCAAACCAGCCGAGGTCTGTCCTGCTCCCGAATACAATCGGGCGCCCGGTGATGATCCCGTGCCCTTCTTCTCGATCCTCTGCTCTCACTTCGCAGATATAACTCCGCTGCACCAATTCCTTTTTTGCGTTTGGCATCTTCTTTTCCTCCCAAAAATAAAAGCCTATTTCCTGCGGGTTGCGTGGTATAGGCTCAAAGGCTCACATTTATTATTTTTCGGCATTGCTTGCATTTGATCTGCATTCCTCGGACGACGGCGCCCGGCAGGATCATAAATAGCTTTTGCCCGCATTCCGGGCATTTGTACCACTCCATTTTTTAGCCCTCCGATACAACCGACATTTCCACGGGTTCCCCCTGGTTTATACGGAACGGAAATTTGAATCGCTCCGGATCCGCTTCCTGCTTACTCCATAAAATCAACAATTCCGCGATGCGGCTCGTTGGTACTTCTTCATAAATTGATTTGTTTGTTATATTTAGCAGAATCGCCTCGATCTCGCTTTGTGCCTCCGCCTCGATTGTTGTCCCGTTTAGGATTGCCAGGAGAATTTCCTCCATCCGGCTTTCTGTTTCTCCGGCGTATTCCGTTTCGTTCAGAATTGCCTGCAGGATTGCTTCCTCCCTGCTTTCCGGCGGTGTCAACTCGTGGGACGCGCCCAGAATGTTCTCAATTATCAATTCATCGCGGCTTCCCATTGTTTAACCCTCCGTTTCTGTCTCCGGTTCCGGTTGTGGCTCATCCTCCGAGCCGGTGTCGTTTCCGACCTGGTACGCTCCGGCGTTCTGGCTCTCGATCCAGTTCAGGCTAATGTACCGTTTGCCCCTCAACTCCTCCAACGGCCGGAGCCCGAATGCTGTTCGCTTTTCGTTCTCATACATCGCGCCGGTCGGTGCTAATAGGTTGACAAGCTGCAGCGTCTGCTCAACGGTCATGAAAACTAAATCTTTCGGGTACAATTCGATTTTGTTCCCGAATGCCCGCTCCCGCGGTGTAAATAGCTTTTTCGTGAACGCCTGCGAAAATGAAATGATTAACGGCTCGAGGGTCCTCTGATAAAATGCGTTGTATTGCTCTTTCGAGAAATCTCCCCGAAGGATGCACAACGGCACGCCGAAATTTCGCAGGATCTTTTCGTCGATAAATTTCAGCGTCGGCTCGTCGATAATTGCGACATTACGCGGCAGCGGTGTAAACTCCGTTTTCATATCCAACGGCAGGAACCCGCTTTCGCTGTTCCGGAGCTTGCGCTCCAATTCCTGCAGGGCCGCCTCCGTGGCGCCGTCGTCCATCATGGTGTTATATTTCACAACGCCATTCACGGCGTATGATGCTTTCATCGCTTTTGCGATGCCTGATAACAACGTTTTGTTGAGCTCCAACGTCTCCAACAGGGCCGCGTTGTCCGGCTGTCCTGCGTCGTTTCCTCCCATGTACTCATTCACGGAGAAATTCTTCCGGATGTGGATCACGTCGTTATAATTGATCGTTGTTTCGTATCCGCTGGCAAACTGAAAATTGACGAATAGCCGCCCGCCTGCGTCCTCTATAAAATCGACTTGTGCGGGGTTTATCGGATAGAGCCCATCATAATAGCGCTTTTTCTGTCCTGTCTTTTCGTCGGTCCATTCGTAATAGGTCGGAATGATGAACGCGTTATAATTCAGCATTAAAAGCCAGGTTGTTTTCTCCAAAAAATCCGCCGTTGTCATTAGCTGATTTGGTTCGTTTAGCAGGTCCCGCATGTTCCCTTTTATCGGGATCGGATCGTTGTCGATCATCCGGATGTGCGTCGGGTTTAGCTTCTTCATTTCCGTTACTATGCAGGAGATTGCCTGTTGAACGGCATCCGATGCGTATATATCCGTGCCAAACTGCGAATATATCGGCCAAAATCCGCCGAATGTCGGCGCCTGCTTTGTCTCTTTTGGTTTTCTCTTGAATAGGTCAGTAAACCAGCTCATTCTTTCCGCCTCCGCGTTTTCTCAACAAGTGCCTTATATTCGCTCCGGTACCTGCGCAGCATCTCGTATACAATCGCCAAACAAACCGCGCCGTCGATTCGCTTCGCCTGCTCCGTCTTCACGATTAGCACTTGCCCCATTTTGTCCGACTGGATGCCCGCATTCTCGAAGCACCATTTGTCGACCGGGTTATCGTTATAAAAAATTAACTGCTTTTTGAAATCCGCCTCACATAGTTTTATTGCATTGCTCAACGTCTGCGCGTTCTGCAGAATCATTACGAGGTCGGAATCGTCCCCGCCGGTCTTCTCCCATCCGTACGCGCTCATGCCGGCCAGCCAATCCTTCGCGAATCGCTGATCGTACCCCGCCCGCCAGAGCCGGATGCCGTGGGCCTTGTATAGACTGTAAAACCAATCCGCGACGGTCCCCAGATCGAGGTCGTTTCCCTCGCTTATGGTTAGCCAGCCAGCCTTCGCCCATTCCTGATACTTTGCCCCGGCGCTCTTGTCGTCTGAATCCTCCAGCTTGCTCTCCGGTATAAAATAATGCGAAATTATATATTTCACCGGGTCGTCCGGTCGCATGATTAGCACTTTCGCGGCGGTGAGGTCTGTCGTCTCAGATAGGTCGACCGCTCCGATGGCGAACGCTCCCCGGAATTGCTCCAACTCGTACGCGTTCGGGTATGTGTAGTCCTCTAAATTCAGCCACGATTCCGCGGCGTTCTGCTTTATGTTAAAATCCTTTGACAGGACGAAGATCCGGTCGGCCTTGCTCTTTCGTGCCAGGGCCACCTGCTCCTCCATGTACTCCCATTTTTTGACAATCCCAAGCGTCGGGTTGCTTTTCATCCAGAGCCGATTGCTCCGGTTCCCGTTCCACACCTCCGCCTCGCTGTCCTGCGTATATAGCCAGGGCAGATAGCGCTCCGCCGCCTCGTCGTCGTCCTCCCTCGCGATGATGGCGCGGGCCCGCTTCAATTCGTCGGCCAGGTATCCGTCCGTCAGGAATCCTTCGGTTGTGATCAGGATCATTTTCGGGTTGTCCTTCAAACTCTGCGATTGCTCGATGCTTTTCCCGATCACCGCGTCCTGCATCTCGTGGATTTCGTCCACGATTGCAAAGTCGATGTTGCGGCCTTCCTTGTTCCTGGTGCGGTCTGATAGTTTATATATTTTTGTGTTCGTGACTTTGTTTAATATAAAACGCTGGTTTCGCTTCGTGTCCTGGTCCTTCGGGTCGAACATCCGGCGCATCGTGTCGATTGCGTCGTAAACAATGGACGCCTGCGCGTCGTCGTTGCTACTCGCCACGATGTCGGCGCCTGGATTCCCGACCACCAGCTCGCTGTCTCCCCAGGCGCTCGTTGTCTCGCTCTTGCAATTCTTCCGGGCAATTAGAAGCAGGATTTTCTTAAACCGGTCTATCCACATCCCGCGCTCCGCGGAATCCTTCGCCATTTTGAAACTATACGCCGCCTCTATTAGTGCCTTTTGCCAGTCCATCAGGATCATGGGTTTGTTATAATACGGCGATTTCGTCAGCCGGATGCAATTCTCCATAAAATCCATACGGAGAAGGGCGTCGCTCGTGTCGTAAATGTAACGGTCATCCCGCATGTCCTCCGCCAGGTTGTCTAACTCCTGCCAGAGCTCCTGCCCGATCACGATGTCCCCGGCCTCTGCCTTTGCCCGGTAGTTCAATAAATGCGAATTGTCCGGCGTCCAGATGGTCCTCTGTGTTATAATCATTCGCCCGCCTTCGCTCGCATCCATTTCCGGAGCGGGCTTTCCTCCTCCGTCTCGTCGGCTCCGGATGCGTGCAACAAAATTTTCATAATGTTTGTGTATTGCTGCATGTCCTCTTTGCGGAGCTTCGCGGCTGCCGTCTGTTTCTGTCGCTCCGGGTTGTGCGGGTCGACCTTTATCGCCGGCAATTTCCGCAGGTCTTCTATTTCGGCCTCTAAAAATACGGCGTCGGTTATCAATTCACGGAGCAGCGGGTCGTCTCCGACGATTTTTTCCAGCTCCCGCGTCCTGATTTCTTTTTCTTCCGGTGTCATGTCTCGCCCTCCTGCTCACCGTGCCCCTGACGCTTCGCACCGTTCGATTTCCGGCCCTTTACGCGTCCGGGTGGGTATTCCGTTATATTTGCCCCTTTTTGCTCTTAAATCGCCCGAGAAACGGTCATTTCAAATTTTTTGAATTTTGAAAACCGAAAATCTCATTTTTTGTCGTTCTGTGAAAGAAGCG